AGTTGGACCATATGTCAAAGGAACCCTCATTTCAGAATATACATCATCATCACCATCTTTATGTTGGATGTATATTTGATTAAACAAATTTCCAAAAGAAATAATAGTTTTTCTTATAATTTGGTGATAGTAATAAGTTCCTAGCATTAGTAATTACCGAATGGATTTGATTCTGAAAAATCTAGTATTTTAATTGCTTCACTTTCAAATTCATCATTTTGTTCATAATTATCTATCAATGTACCACTGGAAGATGACTTCATTGAATAAATTGCCGAAGAAGATGTTCCTACTATAATTTCTCCAGGAATAAACGATCCCGTTGTTATTCCTACTTTTAATATATAGGTATCTTTATTCCAGGTTTTGACTCTAGCTTTAGTATTTGAAGTTTGACCCTTAACAATTTCATTGAAGGTATACGTTCCAATACCTGTAATGAGTGGAGGATCTTGAACAGTTATTGTTGGTTGTGCAGTGTATCCTATTCCAGCATCAGAAATATAAACATTTGATATATTTCCACTTGGTGAAACTATAACTTTTCCTGTAGCAGTTATAGCAATTCCTGCACTAGGAGAAGAAAAAGTTATCACTGGGGATTTAGAATATCCGGATCCAGACGATGCTATAGATACACTTTGAATTCCATAGTAATCTTGAACTATTTCACAAGTTGCTGCAGCACCTACACCATTTCCACCAGTTATAGTTATTGTTGGGATAGTTGTATATCCAGCACCAGCGTTTGTAATTAAAATTTCTTTAATGGAGCAAGATCCAGCTATGCACCTTGTTAGGGCAATTGCAGTTGCATTAGTTCCTCCAGATGGTGCAGAAGATATTGCTACAGTTGGAGTTTTTGTATAATTATAACCATCATTATTTAAATATATTTTTCTGATGTATCCTGTACTTATTGTTGGAGTTAAAGTAGGAGATTCTCCACTAGAAAATAAGTTCAAGGACGTTATATATCCTTGATTTTCTAAAACATTGTCTATTTCTGTTGTTGATTGGTTAGATTCATCCCATCCACCAACTTCATCTTCATATTCGAATAATTCACACTTTAGTTCATATACATAAGTCTTTCCCAATTGATAAAATGGTTGCTCATGCTCCACAAATTTAACTTCAAATAATCTTCTACCTAAAGGAAAATAAACTACATCTCCTTCTCTAGGTCTACTTACAACCTCTAACTCTCCACTGGTGTCGGTTGCCATAAAGGGAGAAATAAAATCATCAAAACGTTCTTTTGATATTATTAATGTTAGTTCATCTCTTAAACTCATTCCAAATTTAGTTAAAATATCACCAGCACCAGAATAACCATCATAATTTAAAACATAAGCTTCTATTGCATAATTATCGCCAAATTTAGAAGTAGTTACTTCTCTTATTATACTCTCTTTTCTAATAAATCTTCTTGGAATATAAAGAACTTCAACACCATACATTCTCAATTGCTCATTGATCAAGTCCTGAACAAGTCTTTGTTCAGATGGTGATCCGTTTAAAAAAAATGGATTTAATGCCATAATTAACCTATAAAATCATATGGTGGAAGTTCGTATTCTGTGGACATTCTTTGTTTTAAATCATCCAATTCTCTTTGAGCGTCTTCATAAAATTCTCTACCATTTAATTCTATTCCTCCGGGTAATTTAACACCTCTAAATTTAATAAGATTTTGACCCCATTGCTTCTTAATTAATGCAGTTAGATACTGCTTTAAAAAACTGTCATTATAAACTTTGGTAAAATCATTAGGATCTAATATACGATAACAATCTAATATTAAATAATTTCCAGCTCGTTGTTGACCCCAATCAACATCCAAATACAATCTATTTTGTCTTTTATTAAAACGAACTTGTTTGTCTGTAGTAAGTAAAAAGTCTATATCTTCCAAATATGATTTTACCATTGCATATTGGAGAAGTTCAACAGAGTTAAAGTAATAAAGATCATTTAAAAATAACTGATATTTTATACTAAACATTCCTCCAGAAATTGAACTAGTATCAAATTTAAATATCTTCTCTACACCAATTACAGAGTCTGGAACTTGTATATAATTTGAACTTTCATACCAATCGTAAGTGTTTCCAGATGAAGTACCTGTTGTTGTTACTATTCCAGGTCCATTTGGAATTTTTGCTTTTCCTCTATCAATATCGTTTTGTGTTATTTCATACTTTAAATACATTCTTTCGACACCATCAAAATGTCGTTCATTAAAATACTGAAGAGCATCATCAACTAAGTCATCTATTTGATCATCGTCAACATTAACTTCAAGAACTGGTGCTCCTAAGCGTCTTAAACAATAATCTATTAATTGTTGTCTTGATGCTGGTTTAGACATAAGTTTTTACCTAGTTATTCCTTCTCTAACTAAAATCATACCTTCAATAACTTTAGAGACAACACCTTGTGGATTTGTTACAACTACATCGTACAAATACCTTCCGGGTTTAATAGATCCAGTTTGAATAGATGATAACCCAACACGTATTTGGCCAGTAGATGCATTTACAATGGTTGCCCCAAGCCCAACAAAAGAAGAACTTGAGGCATGTTTTCTCATTTGAGATCCAACTTGATAACCATCTAGATTCAAAGAGTCTGTATTTTGATCTCCCAAATAAAAAGTTTGAGAAAAATCAGAATATGTGTTTATTACTAAATTAGTTACATATACTGCTGCCATTTATTTCAAAAAATTTTATGCTGTAAAAGTATTTATATCTTTAGTTTTACGACAATTTAAAATTTTCAAGAGTTGCTATAACTTCTTGTTGCTTTAAATAGAGTTTGCAATATAACTTTGCAAACTCTTTTAGATCATCTTCTGGCAATTCATCTATAAGTCTAGATTGGCGTTCATATTCAAATAATTTATCAATACTAGTTAATTCAATTTTTTTGCTGTCCATTAATGATCTCCTTTAAAAGTAGTTTAATTTCACTCAATTCACTTTTTAAGTTTTGAACATCATTTTTAAGTTTTTCTCTATCTTTTTTTTGAGAAACGTAATTTACATACCCTTGTTGATCACAATTAATTATAGCACCAGTTTTATCATCACGATAGAGATTTTTATGTCCTTCTACTGGTATCATTATGCTAATGCAATTACTCTAAGATCTTTAAATTTAGGTGGAAGAGCTTCATTAGTTCCACTCATAACAATTTTAATAATAAATCCAGTAAAAGGATCTAAATTTTCAACACTATACTGATATTCTAAAAACTCGTCAACTCCACTTGGTCTTACAAAAACATCAGATCTTCCGCTATTTTTAGAAGGATCCACTATTACATCACCTATTCCATCTCCATTAGTATCTATTAAGTTATCATAACCAGGGAAAAGTTCATAAGTTTGATAAATTTCACTTGAGTCTTGTTTAATTGTTCTGTAAAGAACTCTAAAATCTGCACTTACATCTCGACAAGCAGTTAAAAATACTTTTAATGAAGTTGCTGGTTGTTTTAAGTTAATTTGATTAGATACATATGCTGCTGCATGTGGATCAGCACCAATTACTTTAACAGAAGGATTTGTTGAATAATCTGAAACTGGATTGTTTAATCTATTTCTTGAAAAAACAATAGATGCATTTTGTAAGTCAACTACTGGAGACAAATTAGTATCCTCAGTTTCTAAATTCATTTTCATAGTAAATGACTTATTTTTATATAAATCAGTTAAAAATTCAGTTTGATTTTCATCCGAACAAATTAATCTTGTAGAAGAAAGTTTGTTAACTTTATCAATTTCAACACTTTCATATCCTTTATCAATAAATGATACTTCGGAACCATTTGATCCCGCACTAGTTCCAGAAACAGTTCTTATTTCTGTTTTTATTTTTGATGTTGGACCGGGAGTAAGAGTTGCTATTTCTGGAATTATAGAATCAAATTGAATATTTGAAGATGCTGAGATATTATTTCCACCTGAAGATTTTTCAGATTTAAAGCTAAGTTGATTATCTCCAGATGGTCTTTCAGATCTATCAATCCTTAAATAATAGTCATCAGTAGTTTTTAAATACTCTAAATCATAACTATCTGACATATCATGAAGTTTATTTATTCTATGTAAAGATACTCCGTTTAATTCATATTTGTATATCAAGTCCCCAAAATTATGATTTCTAATTATAGACTGATCTATTCCTCTAGTTCCTATTCCCAAAGTTCCAGAACCAATATTATTATAGAATATTATTTCATTATTTACTATTGCATAACCTCTTGTTGTTGTTATACCTTCAAAAGTTGAGAATACTTCAGTGCTTGCTACAGAAATTGTAATAGATTCTGAAGTTATGTTTGATGTAAGAGTAGTTGGTATAGTATCTGGATTAATATTTGCCAATCTAACAACATTATTAGTTCCATGCATTCCATGATTATAATCTGTTATTTTAAAAACACTTCCATCGTATAATGAGTTATAAAGATTAGAATTGACAATTGTTGTACTTAAAGCAGAACCTCTAGTTTCACCGTTGTATATAACTAATCCCTGCCCAGAAGTAAACTGCTCTCCAATAACATTATTTAAGAATAATGTATCAATATTATCTATAGAATTAACTGATAATAATGCTCCAGATCCTTTTTCAACATCACTTGTAGTAATACCTAATACATTTCCTATTTCATGACCTTCTCCACCTTCAGTAACCGTTAATGAATCAAGAGTTCCACTAGAATTAAAGGAAACTGTAGCTCTAACTGTTGATCCATATCCTATAACTGGATATAATCCAACAGAATAAAAAGTTCCACTACTATATCCATATCCAACAGAGAGTGTGGTTAATCCAGAAATTGATACTTTTCCACCAACCCTTTCAATTATACCAACAGGTCCAGTAGAAGATCCTTCACTAACTTTAGTTCCAGGAATCAAAACAGAATTTAAAACTGTTGAACTTTGAATTCCTACTTTTAATTTTCTTGGAATAGTTCTAATAGCATTCTCAATTAGTTTATTTCCTGTAATATCATTTACTCCTACTTCTGGATTGAAGAAAAATACTGATCCACTAGTAGAAGTGAAATTACACTTATAAAGCTTGAACTTCATGTCCTCAAACTGGCTTGCAGTCCATATTGAACCATTTTGAGATTTAAATAAACTACCACCAATGTATTGTTTTGTCATTACAACACTCTCAACATCAGGTAAAAACTGTGAGTTTACAGTTTTTTCACCCATTCTTCCTACCCAAACAGTAAATTTATCTGAAGATGGTGCTGTTAAAACGAGAGCATATTCTTTATTTGGCTCCAAATAAACTGGAGATGGGAAAGTAACTCTGGTTGCTACTGAAGCATCATCCGAAGTTTCAATGTCATCTGGTAGTAGTGCGATTCTTGCATAATCTTGAATAATTCTAGTTGTTGGAGTTCCTAATTCAACTTCTCTAATATCAACAAACATTCTTTGCGTTTCATCTTTAGTAGCAAAGAATAAATCAACAGAACTTAAGAAAGCTCCACTTTCATCGACAGTAAATGTTTGTGCCAGTGGATCTTTTCCACCATGTCTTCTTGGTGGTGGATCAGGTTTTTTTGGTTTTGGTTGTTTTACTTGTACAACATTTACTACAT